GATTGTGTTACCTTTATCATAAAGACCTCGTTGCTCTGCCCAGTCTCTAATATTTTGAAACATTTTTAAAGGTTTTTTGGAGCACTTGGCTGTTGTTGGTTTTTCGAACACATCATTGTTGTCGTAAAACCTAGCAAATGCTTTGTTGTACACATAACATCTTTCGTTATTATACATTGAAGTTTTTACGTTTCTCATTATCCAGTCTATTGTTTTAGGCGTTACATCTAGTTGACCGTGCTCGGTTTTCCAGTTCATACCTATATTGTCAAACAATCTACCTTTTAATTTGTCAACAGGACAAGGAAACGTAGTGGTCTGTTCAGTAATATTTATATTCATTTTTTTATTTGGTTTAAGGTTTTTATATGGTACCATATCTACACGATAACCATATTCTTTTTGTAATTCTAGTTCTTTAGAAGATATAAAATCTACATCTTCTGATTTTTCTAGTATTTCATACTCATCAGGATTATAGCCTTGTTGAACAGTGACCCGGTTATTAAGATCACACGTAACACCTATCTTTTTACCTGGTATATGATAAATATAATATGTCATAGTTTATCTTCGTATATATGCATGTTATGCGCGTGATGATAATACCATCCAATGTCAATATTTAATCTCTCTGCAATTAATTCTTGTAATGATGCAAATTGGTATTGATCGTTACAAAAACCGTACCAGAGGTCATTAGAACGCATATAAACAGACATATTTAGTTTATTGTTAAGTATTGTAAATTGAACAGCATATGTACAAGGAGTATCAAACTCATATGTATTATGTTCTTTACAGTCATATATACTTATTGCTGCATGTCTAGTATTAGGGTTTGACTTTAGCTTGTTAACTACATAATCTATTTGATGATTACGTTGCCATTGCCAACCATAGTTACTTCTTACAGTACCGTTCTCATCAGCCATACGTTGCCATATCGCTGGTATTTTTCCATAAATCTCTCCTAGTTTTCCAATACTTGGATTACCTGATAGATACCACTGCCACTCAGCCTCAGCATATTCTTTTTTCCATTTACGCCAAGTTGCTGTAATGTTTTTATCAGAAGGATCGTCTAAATAAAAACCGCAGTTAAATATAGCTTTTGTGTTATCAAACGGTATACCTTCAAACGCTATATATTCTTGAAGATATTCAAAAGCTTCGTTTGCATTAAAAAAATTATCTTTCATATTTTTTATAATAATAGTTATAATATTCGTACATTTTCTCCCAGACATCTGTTGGTCCATAAGCTTCAGGGCTCATATATTTTCTACCGTTGATACTTATTTCTAATTTCCAAAGCCTGTGTCTGTAACCTGTTTCTACAGGAGTAATAAATATTTTATTTTTAAAACACCATAGATGAGCTTCTTGATTTGCTTGATCAAAAGCAAATTTGTTTTCACCCATATATTTCTTTTTATTACTACTCCCAAGGTAAGGCGCCATCGTCTACTATTTCATCTGTTATTTGTGGTACAAATGAACCAGATCTTGGCTCCCATGTGAAATATGATTCACCACCGTTTTCGCCTAGATTTTGAAACTTAACTTTTAATACTTTTACTTTAGTATTTTTAGCTTCATAATCTCTGTGTACTAATATACCGTGATAGCTAGCATCATACCATTCGCCACCACCTTTTATGTTATACATTGTTGGTTCTTGTATTTTACCGTTTTGGTCTCTCATCATTTTAGTCGGATGTGCTACAATAAACGTTAAAACGTCATACTTTTTACAAAATGATTCTATCTTTGATAGATAATCCATAGTATATCTGTTAACATCATCTGACACAGCGTTTGTGTCTCTAACTTTATTATAAGGATCTATTACTAGACATTTAATACCTTTACGTTTAACCAACTCAGCACCTTTTCTTAAAACTGATTCTAAACTATATTTATCCATGTCTATAAAATAGTAGTTATCATTAACATGGTTTGCAACTTGTTTCCATTTACTACCTCCAATATCAGATCTACTAGGCATATCACCCCAATGCTTACGCATTAGTTTATGTGCATGTAAATATATTGGTTGATTTTCTGGACTTGCAAAAGCTGTTTTCCAGCCATAGTTATTATTATAACCTACAACCATTTGGTCAACAAAATCAGACTTACCGCTACTAGGTATGCCAGTAACAGTAATGAACTGACCAGTGTATGTACTGAATATTTTGTCAAAGTTTTGTAAACCGACTTGAAAGCCAGGTTTGAAACCGTGTTTAACAAAGTCTTTAAGGTCATTCTCTACAGTTTTTAAGGTTGATACGTTTTCTAGTGGTACTTGCTGCGAGTTGTGTATAGCAGATTTGAGGTCGTCTGCTCCATACTTAATTAAATATTCATTAGCATCTTTGCAGTCTAAAAAATCTACTATATAACAGTTCTCAGCGCCAAGCCTACGTATAAACTCTTGTTTTAACATAGTGCCAGGTTCATCAGCGTCTACCGCTAGTATTATCTTGTCTTTGTCTTCAAAGTAATCTATACAATTGTCAAGATAATCTAAGTTGTTGTGATTTAACGTAGCACCGTTAGGTACTGATATTACGTTAGGCACACCTGCCTCATGTAAAGATAACGCATCTATTTCACCCTCTACAATTACAACTGAGTTGTGACCTACAATACTATTAATATTATAGAATACCTTTTCAGCTCCTTTATATAGTTTAAAATTCTTACGTCCATCTCTGTATTTAATATTTATGAGTTGATTACCCATAAAATAATTAAACTTAATTGTGTTCTCTTGTTTGCCAGTTTGCGGCATGAACTCAGAACCTTCAGAAACATTTAATGCCTCCAAAGTGTTCTGAGATATACCTCTAGACTTAAACCATTCTACAACTTTACTACTAGGTGCTTTATGAGTCTTTGTAGAAAAACTCGGGCGTACGTATTCACGTTCACTAGCACCCTTACGTTCGTAAGTGTGTAGTTGAAAAGTTGAATTACAGTTGTGGCAAGTACCGAGACCACGTTCCCAATCATAAGAAGCACATTTAAGCTTCTGATTTTTAGGTTTCCTGTTGTGAGAGCACAGAGGACAAATCCCCTGTGTCTTACCCACTTCAAGACCATGTTGATTGAACTCGTCAATCAAAAATCCATTAATCTCTCTATTTTCTACTTGCATTTATTTAATTATATTAAAATGGTAAATCGTCATTTGCTGGTGCAGCTGCTGCAGGTTGTGCTGCTGGCTGCGCAGGCATAGCCTCTTTAGGTGCAACGCCTACATTTACATCATTTGTCCATACTACCTTTACATTACCTAAATAAACTTTTTCAGTTTTAGCATCTCTTTCCTCTTTAGTTTGTTGAACTACGACAGGACCGTTGTTGCCAAACTGATCAAGCTCATCATTTAATGTAATTGTAATAGGTAAGTATTTACCTTTTTTACCTTCGATAATTTTATCTTTAGGTATTTTAGTAAGGTCAATACTAGTTGCTATTATACTTGCCATATTATGCGTATTGATTTATTTGATTAAACATTCTTTCTAATTGCTCTTTTGTAGCATTAGTATTTCTTCTCATATTATCTACAGCTTTAACGTGGTTTTGATTAGCATAAAAATTGTTTACGCTAGTTTCTAAACCTGTTACGCTGCATACTTTAGTTTGAGTTCTTTTTCTTCTTGCCATATATTAAAAATTAAAGTGTTTTGCTTATGAAATACTGTTTAGGATTAAAGTCCTTGGTTTTAAAGAACAACTCATAAGCTTCCATTGCTCTATCAACCTTGTCTTTACCTGATGCATAAAACTCAGGTGAGCAGTCAAACATACCGATCTGATGTGTCGTTTTATCTATAACCACAAATAACATTTCGTAGCCAAATAATTTTTGGTAAATGTATGCTTGTGAATCGTAGTTATAACGATAAGCAGAATTTTTAAATTTATGAATATCTGCTGTTGTCTTCAGATCAACTACTAACTTCTCATTATGATTTACTATATCAGCCTTGCCTTTCCACATATATTTGCCGATTTTTGTTACTTCAGGTATTTCATATTCAGTGTTAGTGTCTTGTATTATACCTTTACAAATGTTGTTGCTTAATAACTTTTCAGTCATTAATTCTATATGATCAACTTCATGTTGTAATAAGCATAGTTCTCCGCCTGACATTTCTTTGTAAACCTTAGTATTTCTAGTTGTTGAAGGTATCACCTTGTATTTCTTAAGCTTATCTGGCTCAAGTATTGCAGTGTGAAAATACCCGCCAACTAGAAACGCTGAGGTTGGTTTACTTGGTTGCCCTAATGCTAGTGGATTATTTAGTAATGTACTAATATCAGAGTTACTCAAGTATTTCTTGCCAAATTCTCCATAATAATCTTCATCATTTTTTAATTTAGCTAAGATCTCTTTTTTATTCATTTTATAGTGTTGTTAATTCCTTCTCTTGTTGAGGAGTTAATTGATACTTCTTTTTGATAGCATCTAATTTACCACCTGATTGAATATAACTTTTAGCCTTCGCGAGGTCTTGTAGTTTATCTTTACCATGTTTATTAGTTGCATCGCTATCTTGAGTATCATCAATTAAAAATAAATTCCCAAGAGCATACTTTTTACCGTATGAACTAGCACTACCAAACTGTTGTGGAACCTGCATACCTTTTTGATTTAAGTCTACTCCGACTATAGCTGAGGTTTGCATTGTCATGCCTTTCTCATCATGTATAGTTGCTGTAGTTTTAATCACAGGTACAGGACCTTCAACGATTAATTCTTCGTCAACAGTTACGGTAATACCGTACTTCAATAAAAAGGGTTTGATTGCTTCGAGAATATCTTCGGCACTACGAAAGTAATACTTACCGAAGGAGTTAAATCTACTCTTTTTCGATTTAAACTCAGTCTGGACTTGAGCCAGCTTTTGTTGTAAAGTCATATTTAATTTAATTTTAGTCTATATATATAATTACACATTAGCGAACATAATTTAAATTATTTCCGCTCTATAACTTACAGATAATCAAGCACTTGCGAGTGATCGACATTCTCTATTAGTTTATCTACGGCTTGCTTTTTTAACTGTGAAACCCTAACATATGAGCTGCTACCTTCAATACCTAATTTCTTAGCTATTTCTTTAGCAGAATGTTTATCACAGTTTAAACCGTAACTTAAAACCAGTACGTTATATTCTTTTTCTGTTAAATGTTTTCTTAACAAACCGTCAAGATAAGCATTTAGCAGATCCATATTATAAGGTTCTGATTTATCAGGAATTTGCATTATCATGTCTTCTTCCTGATTGTTCTTAGGTTTTTCATCTATACTTAAAAATATAGAGTTAAAGAACATTGCTACCATTTTTTTATCTTTACCGAAGTTTCTACGTATTTCATTTAGTTTGTGCTCAGGTATTCTCATGTCACCACGATTAATATCTATAGCTCTACGTATTGCACCTCGTATACGTTTAGATAAAAATGATTTCATTGTTTTTTCTTTGTCTTCTGATTTATCAAATAATTCCCAGTCTATTCTGTCAACAGCTTTTGTTAAACCAGCATTACCCTCTTGTATGAGGTCCATGATAGTCATAACACCTGAAGCTTGTTGACTAGTTGAAAATTTTCTTGCTATGTTTTCAGACAAAGGTAAGAAGTTTACAATCAACTGATCTCTTGTTAATTCTTTATATTCTTTGAATTTAGGCAAAGCCCAGATCAGTTCTTGTATCTGCTTCTTGTAAATAACATAGTTTCGTATATTATAACTCTTCATTTAATGTTTGTTTTTCTTGTTTTAAAGTGTCACACATATGTCTGTGTATTGTTCTTGCAGAGCAATTAAGTAAACCAGCAATACGACTAATAGTAATTTTATTACCCATATCGTTTAAATCTATCATAGTTTCATATATCATATCTTTATCAATACTAGATCTACCTATTAATTTACCTACAATTTTTAATTTACCACTCAAGTCTAAACCTGAGTATGGTTTAAAAACTACTTTACGTAGCTTATTTGCAGGTGGATCACCACCTTGCATTAATACATCTCTAATCATGTCTTCTAGTAATTTATTTTTAATAAAAAAGGTAACAAAACCATTTTCTTTATTAGCTATAAATCTAGCTACAGTTACAAAATCAGAGTTTATTATATTATCCATGTTAAGATAATATAATACAAGCATGTGCCACTTTAAAGATTTGTATGTGGTTATTTTAGCCTTACTATTAAACAAATGATAGCACTGATACGTACCATTTTCGTAGTATCTGTACTGATTTGTTTCTATAGTAGGTACATCAGTATCAGGATCTTTCCTGTATATAATGCGTCTATCATTTAACCATTTTAAATTTCTTTCGTATGACATTTGCCTATTACTTATTTATTCTTAATACCTATTGTCATATTTGGTTTTAAGGTAAAAAAAATAATTTTATTATTTTTCTTAATGTTATTCTCATAAAATTCCATTGTATATAATGTTTCGTCTTTTGCGGCTATCCTCTTTTTATCATGTACGTAGTATTGCCAGTACGCGTGTATAGCACAATTGCACTTATACTCGTCTGGCATAGCCTGTGGTGGTTGTGTAAACTCATCACCTTGTATATGTACTGGAGGTTTGGCTAAAAACTTTTCACATTTAATTATTGTCAAATGTTTTCTGTTGTAACGTCTTGTGTACTCGTGGCCCAGAGCTAACATATGCTCATACAACCACATATAAGTTGATCTTGATTGCCTAGCCCATATTGTAGATGGGTGGTTCAAGTGTGCTTGCTTATATGGGACATTCTCTTTCTGATCTCTATCACCGTAACAGTGATGAGCAGTACACAGCATCTGGGCTGACTCGAGTATCATCTTGACAACATGTTTATTATATTGTAATTGCGCAGCTTTCACTGGGCATTTATCTAAATAAAATATATTCATTTGTATCTCTTGTGTTCTAGTCTATTATAATGTTTATCTAACAATAAATTAGCTACTTCATAGCTTATCATATTATCGTTATATAATTGCCATATTAACTTACTCATTTTATTTTTATTAATTCGCCAAATATAATTAGCTCTACATCTGATTGACTGTAGCACTCTGATTCTGGCCAGTTTAAATATCTATTGTATATATTATTATGCTCATCAATAGGTTGATGGTAACAAAAATACATAGCACTAAATACTCCTGCAAAATAGAACAAAGCTATTATACAGAATTTATCTATTAACTCTAGTTTTATTTTATTCATAATTTCTTATACATTTAAATAACGGGTGTCTGTATGAACCTGCTTGTGTTCGTTGAAAATAGGTAAAGGTTGCACGCTTGCCAATGTAGTCAGTGATGTTGTTAAGCATCTCCGCAAGATCCTTGTAGTTGTAGCCTTTGCCCGGCGGACAACCGAACTCTACACCTTCGTCATCTTGCATAATGAACTTGCCAAGTGTGCCTGTCCTTTTGCCTTTACCTGTTTCATAACCAATGATAGTTGCTTCAGTATCGCTGAAGTCTTTGAACTTCATTAGATCGTAAGACCTACCGTGTTTGTATAGACCATCTAGTCTAATGATAGAGCCTTCGTAGCCCTCACTTAAGAACGTGGCATGAAGATCTCTAGCATAATTGTAGCTGTCAACTAGTTTTGCAGGTACATACTTTATCTGCGCATCATAAATATCAGAGCAAACAAGGTTATGCATACGAGTTTTGTAGCTGTCGTAAACCGGAGCTGATATATAATCGTATACATGAAACTGTACAAGATGTTGAGCTTCTAGTCTATCATCTGCAGTAGGCTTTTGCTTACGAACTAATGATATAATTTTTTCGAAATCACGTTTTAGTTTGTGATTATATAATTCGCCATCGAGTGTTACATCAGGGTTATTAAAGAAAAACGGTTTTAAAGCATTTGTAATATGCCTTACGTTTTTAAATTCTTTACCAGTACGTGAATACGCTTTAACACTGAACGAGGCTAAGTTTTCTTGACCAGGAAAGTCTGATACTCTTTTGATTAGACAGCGGACGCCGTCTAGTTTAGGTTGTATGTACACAGGTAACGACCAGTCAACTCTGTTGTCGTCGAACTTGTGTGCTAGCATTGGTTTTAATGTCATAGGTTATTAAGTTTATTTTGTATTATATCTAATTTTCTTTTTATTATTGCGGCCTTCATATATTCTTCTTGGCCTTCATACATATTCATAAGTGTTGTTAGTCTAGCTAATTCACCGACTAAAAACTCTTCTTCTGTTTCTTTAAATGGCAATTGTCCTTTTATTAATTCACCGATTGTCATTGGTGTGTTATACTGATGCCATTTAGGACTAGCAGATTTTTCTATTAGTATATCTAATACTTTATCAGCTAGTATATTTAATTCATCTTCGGTCATATTATTATTATCCGACTTCATTCGTATTTAGTTTGTATATACTTTTTCATATCTAGTTTTACCGTTAGCAAAATCAGTATACTCCATATCTTCCATATACTTAGATATAATCTTTTCTGGTTTTAATACAAATACATTTCTACTTGAGTAGTTGTCATAACAACTTACCCACCTGTCTTGTTTACCTGTAAATATAATATAAGTATAATGGTGATCTATATGAGCAGGGTCTCTATATAAATAGCAGCTGTCATAGTACATATCATGAACTAATTTTGCAGCAAGTCTTGCGCCATCTTGACTAGGATTAGCGTGTAACCAGTTTGCTATTTGTACGCCTTGCCATTGTGGATAACCATCGTGATGTAAATACATATTTACATAGCTTTTGTCACTGAACCATGCAGGAACTTCTGCAAAACCTAGCTCAGTATCTTCTGCGTGTCGTCTATCTACGACCATTGTTAAGTTTCTTGTTGCCATATTTTATAAATTATCTCGTTCTACAAATAATGCATAGCCAAGCTTTGCATAATTAATTATATCGCCAAACCTACTAATCATAGGCTCTGCTTTGTTTAGATCATGGTTGCTAACGTGAGCAGCAACTGAACTAACTTGCTTATCAAAGTAAGCATACCATACAACTAAAGGGTCTACATTTAGCTTTTTAGCTGTAGATTTAAAGTTGTTTAATACGTCGGTGTCCTGCATAGTATATTCAGGACCTTTTTTTCTCATAGTCTCTCTAGCATATTCGTCTAGTTTACCTACTAATATATCAAAATGTGTGTCTTTCATAGTTATTTAATCTAGTAGTACCATGTATGCTTTAGGGTTAGCTGATCTGAACCAGTCTAAACCTTTTGCGGTTATATCATAGTGACCTGTTACCTGACTACCCATAATTAAATCATACATAGCTAACTCGTTAGCATTTAGTTGATATGATTCACCTGAGAAAGGATTAGTAACTGTATCACCTTCTGTATAGTTAGCACCATCGTACCATTTTGGTAATTCTTTATTATTCTTCTTCATAGTAATCTTCTGAGTCTAATAACTCATCTTTTTTATCGTTAAACAAATCTTCGTATATATCTTGCCACCATTGTTCTAGCTCGTGGTTAAAATCCCACTCCATATCGTCCCATAAGTGAGGTTCTACCCACACATCACTACCTGATGTTAACTCGCTAATAGCTCGTTCTGACCACTCTGGATAATTTTCATATTGATAACCATCTTGTGATACATAAGGTCTCTCATCATGAGTACACCAGTATATATCATAACTATCAGCTGTTGATTCGCTGTATATTTTTAGTTTGTACTTACTATCACACCAGTCAGATTTAGTGTCTAGTTTGCCGCCATATTCCGTATCGATATATTCAAGAAGCCAAGGCGCATCTGGTTCTTCCATTATACCATCATCGACTAATGCCGAAGTGATAATATCGTCTGTTAGTAATTCTGCCATTATTCTTTTATTGTAAACTTACTACCGTACATAACATCGTGTGCTGTTACTTCATGCGTATAAAGACCTGAGTATGTCATTAGGCTACTAACATCACTAAGTGATAAGTCGTGCCATAATGTTGAACTCATGAGTTTATACTTTAGCTTTTTAGCACTGTCATATTTTCTAGCACTAGCTTGCAACTCTGATTTGATATGAGGTTGCAGTAAGTCGTAAATTGATTTAATTTTACTCATATTGTTTTTATTATATTTAATTATACTGATTATATTATCCATCTACATTCGTATTTATATTGTAATACCGGGGGTGACGCCGTGCACGACGCCCACGCTTTCAGGGGAAAATAAGTTGAGTCATCGAGCGCCTCGATAAAGCGTCTTGTATTCTCGAACTTATTAACCGTCCTTCGTGTTTTAACCCTGTTAGTGGATGTGGCAGGAATCGAACCTGCGTTAAGCGTCACAGAAGACATCCAGTACTCTTTCAACTGTTCCAACTGTTCTTAGCTTCTAACCATTTCACACCCATAAAGCAGCAGTTGTAGACAGGTAGTTAACTAGTATTGTCATTTATCTACAATTTCTGTTTTGCGAACCATAGTAGGAATTACCGCTAACGTGACCTGTACGCCGCCACTAAACCGCCTCACATAATACACTTCCGTACGCTCGCTTATACCCGTCGGCAGTCGGCACCACAAATGTTATTGGCGAAATTTATTATTTAGTTACCGTGTTCTATAGTTTTTTCACTTGTTACCATCCACTCACAGTCATTTACTTTGTGACCTGCGCCGTATAAAAACGCTTCACAAGACTCTGAGTCAGGATTCCATTTATTTTCATCAC